TATGAAACCTAAGTCTTCTAAAGTCTCTAACAAATCCTTATCTAATTCTTTGTTATATATTTCTTCAATAAAATTACGCTGATAACTTGCTAACATTCTATTTACATTGTTATCTGAAAATATTGATTCACTAACATCTTCATAACCACCTATTAATTCAAAGAAAGTATCCCCATCAAAATTAAACTTCAAATTAGAATAATCTTGAAACGCTTGCATTACTTCTTGTCTTGAACTATCTCTCATCCAAAAGAACATCCAATAAAATAAATCATCTTCATATCCACTTTCTATATCTTCTGATTTTATTAACATTTTACCGAACTTATCATAATATGTTCCTTCTTTCTTTCTTCTAACCATTTCAGCATAACGCTCTGCCTCTTTATCACTTACTGTATTACTAAATTCAGGTTGTTGTTCCATCACAAATCTTGGTTCTGATGGTACGGTAAATTCATCACCTTTCCCCGAATATCTATCTTGAGCAGTTTCCATATCCATCTGCTGATTATCATCAAATAAATCCGTTGAGCCGTCATCTATATCATCAGGGTCTAATTCCTTGTTTTCAATATAGGCATCTTTTATTGTTTTTAATATGTTTTTTATGAAACTGTCATCCTTTTCATCAAAATATTCTTTATTTTTAGTAAAATATTTTTCCGCATCGTTTCGGAGTCCGACTAGCATTTCTTTAAACTCATCTCTACTTTTATCAAAATACATAGGTGTTTCTTTGCCTACAATTAATTTTTCAATTTGCATGGGTCTTAAACTTTCTAACCATTTTATAAAAGGTTCATTTCTTACTTTATAATATTCATAATATGCATAATAATCTTGAGGTGCGATTGTAAATTCACTACTTCCCAAATAACCAATTTCCTTTCCTCTAAGACTCTCAACAGTTCTAGGACTATCTTTGAAACGTGCTGGTTTGTCTGTTGTCTTACCTGTTACTGGGTCTATTTCTAATTGTAGGGCATCTCTCCCTAAACTTACAGTTTTTTCTCTGTATAACTTTTCGGGTAATCCTAATTCTTTTATTACTTCAATATAAGATTCAATAGTTTTTATCAAATTAGGATTATTCAATTCACCTCTTTTAATTAAGTCTGAAATATTTATATCGTTTTCTGATTCTAATTTATCTATTTCATTATCCAATGTTCTTAAATGAGAGTTGAACTCACTCAAAAATGATTTAATTTTATCTTGTTGTTTATTTGTACTTCCAGATAAAAATTGTAAAACAAAATCATCAACATCTTCCGATGTTATTTCTTCTCTCAAAGGAGTCGCTTCGTTTTGTGTATATTCATAAAAATCATTTTCTTTAAAAACCTCAGTCAATACATCTACTAACAGTTTTGTTCCATCCAAAACATTTTTAATTTTCTTAGTAGAAGTTCTTGCTTTATCTTGATTTGCTTTATAATCTTGTCTTTTCGAAGAATCCGGTAGTTTTACTTTACTTGTAATACTATCAACTAAAAATTCTTCTAATTTTTCACTTTCCAATATTTTTAAATCAATATTATATTTATAATTTAAAACAAATTTTCCTACTTCTAATTGATTTTTTACAGGAGTTATTCTTAACAATATATCACTTTTAATATCTGCCAATCCTCTTATTGGTTTAGCATCTTCTTTTATTAATTCAATAATTCTTTTTTTGACCTTTTCTTCATTCTTGAAATTTTTAATTTCTTCTTGTATTTCTTTTATGACTTCGTTAGTATCTAACATGGCTTTTTTTCCTGTCTCACTAAACAATGAATAAAGATTATATCCTCCGACTTCCTTTCTTTCTCCCTTTTCTGTTTCTGTCACGAAATCTTCAATAAACACTATCAACCGTTCATCTTCCTTTGCTACTAGATTATTCAAAATAATTCTATCTTTTATTTCTATTGGTATTATAGGATATATTATTTGTCCTAGTTCATCAGTACCAAAAACAGTTCTTGTTATTTCCATAATTTCTTCTTGTTTATCTTTTTCAGTTAATTTACTTACTGAGTCTTCTAGAATCTTTATTGGTTCTTCAACTTTAAAGTTTCTTTCTACTAGCAAAATAGAACCTTTAGGAACTGTTTTGTCTCCTTGTAATATCCTACCAACTCTAGTTTCTTTTTCATTTTTTATTATAGTAATGGTTTTTAATACAGATTTTAATAATTGTTTTGACAAATCTTCTTCCGTAATTCTAGAAAACTCAGATTCCCCACCTTCTTTCTCATTATATATTTCTACCGTTTTTTCCAATATAGATGCTAAATCATCAGGGTCTAATTTTTTATCTTTAATGTAGCGGCTAGAGTTTTGCATTAAACCTATTATATCATCTATCATTTCTTTTGGGAAATCTAAGTTTCCTAATTCCTTTTTAGAATTATTATTACTTTCCCTTCTTGCTTCCAATTGTGTTTCTCTTTCTTTTTTATATTTTTCATATTTACTAGAAGATTCTCCTTCTTCCTTTTCTCTTTCGGCAGAAACGAAAACAAAATTATCTACTAAATTATTAACCCATTCTAAAACTTCACCGTTTTCTTTACTAAATTTTTTAAATAATTCAACTGATTCTTTTACATCCAAATCTTCTTGTTTATTTTTTTCTTTTCTTGTAAATAGAAAATCATCTGGATTAGAACTATCTATATCACCTAAGTTAGCGTCAATAAATAATTCTTTCATATATTCTTTAGTATCTATAATTATAGAAAGTCCCTTCTCATTAGTTTTTGTAGAAATATATTTTTCTAATATTTTAGGATTAAAAATTGGATTAGATTGGTCGGCTGCTACTAATATTTTATTATCCATTCTTCGTATATCTTCTACTATTTTTTCCTTTTCTTTATCGGACAATTTAGCAAATTTCTTGTCATTAAGTTGTAAATCTTCAACTCTTTTCTCAGCGATTCTTTTTCTAGGTTCTATTTTTGTATAATCTTCATCTACAACTTCTTTTACTTTATCAGTAGTTAAATCACCAACAGTCAAATCTTTCAATCTCTTTGATAATTCTTCAGTAAGAATATCTCGCGATAAATTATTTTCTTTTAACAGGACTATCGCACCTAACAAATCTGAACTTTTTATTTTTGTTTTTACTATCTTAATACAAGACTCTAATTCCTTTAACATTTTGTCTGCATTATTAGGATATTCTATTTCTAAATCACTTTCATCAATATTCATATAGTCATAATATCTTTCTTCGCTTTTTTGTGCTTCGGTTGTAGGTTTGTCTCCTAAAAATGTAGTTGTTATTAAAAAATCTAAAAAGAACTGTTTTACTCCTTTGTCTATTCCCGATAAATCATCAACTAATTTAACATTATATCCAGACGGGGGTTGTTCCTTTTTTTTCAATTCTGCAATTCTTTTCTTGTCTGTTATTCGTACGTATTTACCCTTTATTGTTTCTTTCCAATATGGTTCTAACTTAGTCTTTAAAGGTTTTATCTTTTCAACTTCTTCTTTTGTTAAATCATAAGAATAGTTGATTTCTATACCGATATCAGCACTAATTTTTACCATTCATCAAACCACCTTAAGCAAGCCATTTAGCCCATGCAACTGCTTTACCCAATCCTTGCGCTAGACCTAGACCACTTTGAGGTGGAGTATATGTTGGTTGACCTGTTTGTGGGTCAATCCAATAAGGATTATTCATGTTGTCATAACCACTTGGAGGAATAGGATAACCGCTACCATTATTCATAGCCATCTGTTGTTGCATTAGAGTATTATTCATACCTACTGCCATATTTCCACCTTGTATCTGACTTGGGTTTAATCCCTGTGGATTCATAGCACCCATAGTATTAGTTTGTGGCTGTGGTGCAGAAGGAGAACTAAAACCCTGTGCTTCAAGATATTGTTGTTTTGCCATTCTTCTTTGCATTACAACTTCACTATTGATAGCGGTAGCCAATAGATTTTGTAAATCTAAATCAATATTTTCTTGTGTAATATTTGTAAAGTCGCTTAGTGCATCAGGAGTAATAGTAAGATTACCACTAGAACTTTGACTAAATTCTAATTTAACTAACATCTGACTAACAGTTCTTGTAACTGTATCTTCAATTAGTTTTTCTAATGCTCCTAAAAATGCCTCACCATGATATTGAAAGAAATCTTCTACATGATTTTCTTGTAAAGTTAGAAGGTTATTCATTGCTTTAAAATTAGTTTGTTGTTGCGCTCCTATTTGAGTAGCAAGGTTACTATTACTTGTTCCGAACAATCCCATTAATCACTCCCCCCCTGTTTCGACATTAACCACGTTAGCACCTTCGGTTAATAGAGTTTTGACTCTTTCATTAATTCCATTGCTCTCAATTATTAATCTAAATAATTCTTCTTCTTTAGTTTCCATTCCATTACTAGGAGGTTTAATTACCCAACCCATAGCAGATAAAGATTGTATATCTGCTTGTTTTAATGTAGTTAGTGGAGATGATGTTACTAAGTTAACAGGATTCAAACTTTTAGCAGAAGGGATATATGCACTAAAGGAAAGTCCGTGTTCTTCTGCTAATATTTGTTGTTCTAACATTTCATATTGTCTATGAATTGCTGCGTGTTTTTCACAATATGTTCCTCTCATTGGATAACCCTTTCTTACTTTATGTAAAGGTAAAGGTGGCCTTCTAGCATCACCTGCTTCCCAAACTTTTTGTGTACCACATACTACGCATCTATCTTTTAAATTATATTTGAACCGATATGGTATTTTCAAAAATTTCTTTTTTTCAGGCATTAAAACCTTAGTTATTTCTTTCAGTTGTTTTTTTGGTTTTAGATTTTTATACTCGTATTGTATAACTGAACCTGCTGCTCTTGCAGCAGAAAATCTATCTAAAAATGGGTTAGTTCCCACATGTGCTGATTGTGCGCCAATTAGATTAGGCGGGTTATAATTCATTGTCATGTGGTATTTCACCCTTAGTAGTCCTTTATCATTGTTAGGATTCCTCTATATACCATTTCCGAATCAGATTTAGCACTTACAATGTATTTATAGCAGGGTATTCCTTTATCATTTAACTTCTGCATTCCATTTCTAAAAGACTCAAATATTGGATGTTTTTCTATTGTTTCATAATCATATTTATCTTTCCATAAATCATGTTTATTCGCCCACAAACCAACAGCAACAGGATAGTCATGCAACTTCTTTTTTTTTCTTTTACCCTTTACATTCCAATAAGGACTACAAATAGTATCTACTAAAAAAGTCCAACATAACTGTTGTTCTATATCGTAGTGCTTATCCATATGTCTATCATCCAACATAAAAATAATATATTTAACTTTTCTAGTTCTCATATCTTCTACCCATTCTTGCCAAAATACAGTTTCACCACCTACATCTGCTGTTTTAACAGTATGAGCATCACCATCTAATTTTACATATTTTCTAGAGGCTCTTTGTAATCCTACTGTTCTATCTGTAATAGATGGAACTTCACCTCTAGTTCTTAGTTGATGATGTAGTGTAGTTTTACCTGCTTTACTTGCACCATATACACCAAACGGTATAGCATGTAATCTTTGGTAAACTTTATTCATTCCTTCAACTAATAGAATAGCGAAGCCCGCCATTACTGACATTATGTATCACCATAAATGATGCCATAAATTAACCATTCCATTCCATGTAGCAGTAAATAAATTATATCCAAATAAAGATATTGCATGTCCGACTAGGAAACTAACACCACAAGCAATACCACCCCAAAGAAAAAATCTTGCTCGTAAAAACCAAATATCAGCAGAATGCGCTCTTTGTAAATCATAGGCTAGTGTGGATTCATCGAATCCCATTAGGATTTCTCCTACCATATAATCACCTACTCATTGAAGCCTGTTAAAAATGTTGGGCTAATTGTATTGCTATCATATTGTTGTTGGCCTTGTTGTTGAATAGGCGGTAAGTTAGAATCACCATAGAAAGGCTGCCCGAATGTTTGATTAAATGTTCTAAGAGATTCCCTTACTCTTTTACGATTTTCTTCATCCCTTGCTTTTCTATTCCAATAGGCATCTATCTTTCTTTGAAGTAAAAAATCTTCAATAACATCATTTAACATTAAATCAAATAATGCTTTCAATAACATTATCCCACCTACTGTACTTATTCCAAATAGTACAGCATGAGATAATCCTGTGTATGGAAAATCAACTCCATATATAGTGTAAAAATAAATGTTAGTACCACTTATAGCACCAACGAAAAGTATAGTCATTACTAGTCTTGTATCTGTATCAATACTAGGCATTGTTTCAACTCCATGTACAGGAGTATGCCCCACCACTCCCAGTTAGTACTGCTGTAATACCAGTACCCATTGCTCTACCATGCATGTCAAATTCAGTAGTAGTATTTGCGGTTAATATCAATCTAGCAACTTCATCAGCAGAACCAACAGTAGTACTGTTATGGTCGTATATTTTTAATGTAGCAGTTCCAGTAGAAGTAAAATGAACACTATTCAATTTACACTTACCTATATTCAAAACTGCACTAGCGGTTCTAACTGGACTACCCGCTACTCCGCCTACCATCATTTCACATCCTTCTTAGTCGTAGTTTTCTTTGCAGGTGTTTTCTTTGCAGGTGTTTTTTTAGCGGGTGTTTTCTTTGCAGCAGGTTTCTTTTCTTCTACTGCTTCTTCTTTTGTTGATACTGTTTCAGTTACGGTTTCTACTGCCTTTTCTACAACTGCTTCAACCTTTTTCTTTACAGGAGTTTTTGCTTTTTTAGGATATAGAATATTAACGATATCGCCTTCTACCCCTAAATGTCTGCGAATGGCCTTTACTCTATTTTCAGGTAATGCAGCGATATCTTTCTTATCATCCTCAGTAAAATCTACTAGGATTGCGTCATCTCCTAAATATAGTGCTGCTATTCTAGCAGGTATTTCGCAAGGAGTATTTGCAGTAATAGAATATACTGTATCTCCCGCCCCTTTTATTTCTAGTGCGCCTTCAACTCTATGTGTTTTCAATCTAACTAATGCCATATTATCAACCTTTTTTTATAGGGTAGTAATCCCTACCCCGATACTTCGGAGTAGAGACTACTACTTTACGTTTTCACTTTCTATTAAGTACCTTAAGCACTCTTTAGGTTGGTAATTTTACCTTGACCCTTGAAGAAGGAACAGCATGTTTCTCCCATAGTGCGGTACATTCCTTGATTTCCAAGTTTACCAACACCGAATGGGTTTCCACTAGTAATACCATCTTCGAAGTATTGTGTAGGTTTCATTACAGACAACCACAAGTGGTCTGTATCAAGAATTAATATATCACTAATCCTGTTGCTTGTAGATTTACCAGTAGAAGGCATATCTTTAGCAGGGATAATTGGTATATCGTAGTAGGTTGCCACACGGAAACCAACTTCTTGACCCTTTACACCACGAACACCGTTGTGTGAAGGTACGATTTCTTTTCTATCCATGAATCTCTCTTGTGATTGTAGTAAATCAGAGATTTTCTGAATAGTATCATATCCAGTAATGATAACTTTAGGGTTTCCACCGTTAGTACGGATTCTTCTAATCATATCATTAAGAATGCTTAGTGTTAGAACACGGCATCCACCGGATGTATAGTTTGCTCCGAAATCAACTTCTGCATCTAAGAAAGAAGCAACACCAGTGTAGGTGTATGCTCCACTTCCGCCTGTTGTATCAACAGTAACAGTTCTAGTTGAACCAAAGATAGTAGTAGCATCAGCAAGTTGTGCTGCTGTACCGTTATTTGTTTGGTTGTGGTAGAATACGTCATCATCAGCCATTGCAGCCATTTCAGCAGCAGAAGATACAATCTTCATTAAAGATGTGTAGTTCTTCTCAATTCCAGTAGTACCGTTCTCTGAGTATTTCTCTAGAGGCATAACTAACATTTTGCTCTGAACTTCAGCGTGTAATTTACCCATGTCTTCTCTAACGATAGCACGAATATCACCAACACCATCATCAATTGCTGCAAGTTCCATTCCTAGTTCTGAGAACTCGAATAGATGTGCAATAGTCTTAGGGCTAACATATAGTTTAGTGTATTCAGGAGCGATTGCTCTAAATCCATCTGCACCACCTAATTCTGCGTTTTCTCCTACACCACCAATTTGGTCTGCTCTAGGAGTTGCTGCATCTGCTGAAGAAATACTAGCGGTAACTGCATTAGTACCAGTACCGAATGCTGCATCACTACCACCAATAGGTCGTGATTTCAAAACTCTCCAACCGCTAGATGTGTAAGGTCTCTTAGCAAGCATTGCTAGAGGGTTTACTTCTTGGTTTAGTACTGACCAAACTTTTTGTCCGTACAATACATTGTATAAGTCACCTAGACCTGCTGCACCTGTAAATGCATTAGAACTAGTATCGTGAGGTGTACCGAATCCACCTACTACTCCACCGGCTTTGAGTAAAGCGTTACCGCTACCTACTCCGCCATATCCGTATGTTGCTGCTTCTAAATCTTTCATTGTCTTAATATATCCTGTCATTTTTTCAACTCCTTTAATTCATTCCTCTCACAAAAGAATGTACATCTTCCCAAGACATGTTCGCTGCTGCTTCTATGCTTGTTGGTATTCCTTCAGGTAGTGCCATTGACACTTCTGCATTCTTTCGAATTGTTTCGTCTTTCTCTGATAGAGATTTTCTTAGTAGAGCAAACTCTTCTTTTAGTGCTGCTACATCTGTTCTAGCATCGTATGCTGCTGATTCTGCTGCTGCTTTCTTAACTGCAAGTTCTTCTGCAAGTCTTGCTTCAAATTGTTTAGATAGATTATCGTAAGCAAGTTTTTCCATTTGCTCTGCTTTGTATTGTGCATATGCTTTCTCAACATTTTCTGCACTTAGGTTAAGAGTACTAAAGTCTGAAGCATCTAATCCTTCACTCTTTAGTTCAGCAGGTCTAGCAGTAGGCTTACCGTTAACTACAACTGGTTCTCCCGCTTCAACATCTAAGTCTTCGTCAAGAGCCTTCATCTCCTCATCATCATCTTTTTCCATATCCATAGATTCTACTTCTTCATCTTTATCAGAATCCATATATGCCATTTCGTTCTTCGTTAGGTCGTCATCATTTCCTGTCTCTCCGAGTCCGTTAACTTGTTTCATCAAGTCATTCAACTCTTCGAGTGCTTTTTCCAATTTTTCACTCATTGTTTTCTCCTCCATTTTTAAAATGTCGAATTTTGCTTCGGGATTAATACCCTTTTCACAGATAGTTACTTCGTGTAACTCCAATCTGTCTATCTCATTGTATTCACCAAACTCTTCTGAAGTTCTTTGTTTCTTAGAAATCGCTTGACCTCCAATACTAAAAGAACGTAGAGTTCCTTTTCTAATACTTCTTGAAATTTCTTTTGCCTTTTCTATATCGTCTCTTAATTTAATAACAACATAGAATCCTACATCATCTACACCAGTTTTAT